AATCGCGTTGCTTTTCGCCATTGGTGTTCAGTTTGTGGGTCATCTTGGCGAACAGGTCGTGGTGCTTCTTGCCCAACTTCGGGGCGGCCTTCACCTTCGCCTTCGCCTTGGCGTACGGGTTGAAGTCATTCCACTCAAACGGGCGCGCGTTCTTTCCGCGGTTGATGTTGGCCGTCAAGGCCATCAACGCAGACGTGTGCATCCACTGCACTTCATCTTGGAATTCGTAGGCGCGGAGCATAATGGTTACCTCCCCGAAGGTACTGCGCCAAAAGGTATCGGGATCGCGCCCGCGTTCCAGCCACGCGACGTAGTAGTCGCGCATCGTTGGCGGGTCTTCCCCGCCGCCATCGCTTACTTTTTTTTTGTGTCGAGTTGGAGCGAAGCGAGGACTTTCTCGCTGACCTCATCCCACGCGACGGAGCCGAACAGTGCGGCGAACTTCTCGAAGGTCAGCGGCAACTGCGCGTCCTTCACAAGGGCAGCAGTGCGCGCCCCTGCCCACACTAAGCGGGGCAGGGAGCGCAATGCCTTTGATTCGAGCAACTCCTGAAGGTCCGCCAACCCCGCGCCCTCTTCCTCGAGGAACAAATTCAACGCATACATGTTGATGACAACGTCCACCGACAGGTCGTCGGTCAGTTGTACTGTGAATTCGCCGCGGAGTTGGTTGGCCATTAGTTGTTGTTGTTAAATACTGCGTCGTTCGTGTCGAGAACCGCCTTGTAGATGGTCCCGTCGCCCTCAAAGTTAACTGAGAACGAGGCCACTTCGTTCAACCCCGCACTCTCTTCGTACGTGGTGATGTAGCCTTTGCCCCAGTACATAAGGTCCCCGTCCACGCCAGTTGTCCAAGCCAACTTGATTTTGGTCTTGTTTTTCCAGAGCGTGAACAGGTCGGCGCCGGACTTGACGTTGCTGGACAGGCCGTACTCGATGAGGCCATCGCAGGCCATTGTCCAGGACAGCGATGAGGTCAGGATTTCCCGCTCTCCGTCGTTGTCTTTGGTGGTGGCGTCGATGACTTCCATCGAGCCGCTGAACGTGCCGGACGTCGCGCAGGCGACGATTTCCCAGGTGTCGTTCTCGCTCGTGTTGTCCCCGTAAGTTCCGCCGCTGAAAGTGCCGCTGTTGGCGCTTTCGTTGGAGATAAAAATGCCGATGGCATTACTCCTGATTTTCCCCGTTGTAGGCATGGTGATCTAAATTTTGAAAGGATTTGAGTTGTGAAAGTTCGGGAAAGCTGCCGACCACTTCCGTCGGCGGGAACCGCTCGGTCTTGCGCGCAAACCCCTCGAACTTGTTGATGTTCTCTTTGGTCTTGAGGTCAATGATGAGCGGCGTCTTGGTCTTGAGCAGGTACGTCAACTGGTCCGTGCAGCGCCAAATGTTCGCCCTAAACGACGCGTCCATTCCGCTCATCAGTTCGCCGTCGTAGCAGCGCCCCAGATGCTTCTGGCATTTGACCAGCAACTCGCGTCTGGTGCATCGGCCGACATTGCTTTGACCCCGGCCCCCGAAGAGATGTGTGCGCCCGGTGGCTGCGTCGATGATGTAGAACTGGTCGTGTGCAATCCATGCCCGCCCGGCCTTGAGTTCCTTGGCCATCAACTCCGCCCAATCTTCGCGCAGGATGTTGTCGCTGCAGTACTCCATGAAGTAATCGAACTCCAAGTTCCGCAGCATCCACCGAAGCCCCATCTCGAACTTGGTGCCAATGGGCGAGTTCTTGAATGGGAAGTGCAGGTAACCCCGCTTTTCGCAGACGGCAGGCAGGTCTTTGTCATCGCCAATCACCACCACCTCCGTCTCGATGCCGAGGCCTTTGAACTGCTCGCGCACCCGGTCGAGCGCGTCCATCGCGATGTTGCGAATGCGGGCGCGCTTGTACACCGGAAAGTGGATTGCAACCTTCATAGCCCAAATGTACGCAACGCCAATTACCTGCCTTGCCCGCCGTAGGGTTTGCGGTAGTTGCGTGACTTCTTGTTGGCGCTCGTCTTCGTCTTGGCATGCACGCCCGGCCGCGACACTTCGCGCAGCACCTTGGTGTGGGTGGTTTGGGATTTGGCCATCAGAACATGGTTAGCAGTTGCAGCAGGTCGGCGATGTTGATGATTCCGTTGCGGTCAATGTCACCGGCCAAGTCGTAGTGCCCGGCCATTCCGGCCAGCACGTAGCCGAGCAGTTGGATGGGAGAAAGCACCGTCATGGCTCAGCAGGAAACCACCCCTCCGCGATCATAAACGCCTCGTCCCTAACCGTGACCGTGCTTGGCACGATGTGCCGGAACGGGAACGACTTGGAGGAAAATATCACCTGCATCAGCGTCATGCGCTCCGCATCGGTAATCTCCGGGAACAAAGACACCAGCCGCTCCAACGTTACCAGCGGATGCACCGGAATCACATAATCCAAATCCACCTGCAACGCTGCCCTGCCGTCGGTCGGGTGGTGGATGATGCCGAACACCGTGCCGTTCGCTTGGTCGGGCGTTTGGAATTGCAAAGGCAGGGTGATGCAGTAGAGTTCCCGCGTGATGAACTGCGCTCGCTGCGGGCTGGACAAAATCCCTTCGGGGCGGACGATGATGTACGGCATTAGTAGATGTTGAAGTAGTTGTTGATGTTGGTCTGAATGCCTGCGCGGTTGGCCGATTGGCTGGAAGGCCATATAATTAACTCTTGCCATGTGGCGCCTACGTAACGAGAATTGCCAATTAACTGATTAATTGTAAATCCGTCGGCAGTAGTCAATGTAACCGATGAGCTTCTGACGCTACTGCCGTTTTTGTAAAATACAAATGACCCCGCGTTATGTGTGATTTCAATTAAATTTTGATTCAAATCTTGCGTTCCAAAGTCGGTGCTATCGTTTCTCACAAAATACTGGCTACTTCTGACTTGCGCACCTGATTTGGACCCGCTCGTTCCATAGTCAATTAGTGAATATACATTGCTAATCGTATTAATTACATCTTGTTTCAGAACGTGATAAACGCTATAATTTGAAGCACTTGTGAACGACGTCGTCATTGTGTCGTTGCTATTGTCAAACTTTGCACCTGCAAATGAATTGACGGTAATTGTGCCTGTGCTACTGTCGTAGATTTTCGGCTGATTTGCGGCAGTCGTTTGCACCAAATTATTTGCATTTCCGCTTTGGTCGTACCATGTGCGCAGAAATCCATCCGTCCCCGTGCAAAATGTGGTGATGGCCGATGTGTCAAGGTCGCCGTTGACATCGAAGCCGATGTCCTGCTCGGTATTGTCGGATGCCCGGCGCACCCGAATTGCGCTGCCTGTGTAATCTTTGTCAAGTAAGCGAACAGAGAAGGCGGCGCGCGCGCCCGAATAGGTGTCGAGCAAACCAACGAAAGCCGTGACATCCTCCCAACTTATCGCCAGCGTAAAAGGCGGCTTTCCGTAGGTCTGCCCGTCGAGATACTCCTGCCATTTGGTTGCGGTGTTGGCGTATGTGGTGTCAGCGGCAAAGGTGTGCAGCAGTGTCCAAGTGTTCACGTCGGTGTCCTCGAAGGCTTCCGCCTTGTACCAGATTTTCCGCACGATTTTGTTGCCGGCGGACGGGGTGTTGGATTGAATATTGAACGACTCCCCGTTGCCCTCTGCGGTCACGGTGAAGTAACGTTCCACGGTCAGCGATGCGGTGTTGGCAAGCGCCCGGTTGGTCGCCGCCTGCGTCGCGTAACGCTGCCCGAAGGTGTTGCTGCCCTTCACTACGCCTGACCCGGTGACGGTGGTGCCGGTGATGTTCTCGACGGCAAGGGTGTTGGTCGATGCGGTGTATCTGAACGCGTCTTCTTGGGTGAAGTTGCCTGCGTTGTCTTGGTAGAAGACGTTGCCGAGGAAGCCGCCCGGCGGTGGTGACCCGGGGATGTAGCCGACATTCGCCGGTGCCCATTTGCTGCCATCCCAGGACAACGCCTGCCCGGTCGTGGGCGATGTGGACGCGACGTTGGACAGGTCAGCCAAACGAAACGCCGGGGTGTAGGTGCGTACAAAGATTCGCCCGGTGTTCTGATGCTGCCGGGTCACCACGGCGATGGCGATGCGGTGGTTGGGTGCGGTGGGTGCAGTCGACGTCAACTGCCCATCTGTAACCGATGCGTATAGGATGGTGCCGACCGGATAGGCGTTTGTGTTAATCCCGTAAATCGTGCCGTAAGAACGAACGTGACCCGGTTCCCCGGCTGGAATGTTTTCCGACGCGATGCCCACGAGCGCCTTGGGGTCGTTGATGCTCGTGGCGCTGAACAGGGTGATGCCCATGCGGTCGCCCTGCGCGCTGTTACCGAACTGAATGACCTGCCCTTTGGTGATGGTGTTGAACGTGTTGTTGAAGACCGGAATATCCACCTTCGCCGGGCCGCCGTTAATCCACGATGTGGTGGCCTCGTCGTACACGAGAGCCTCGCGATCAAGCGGCTCGTCCAAGTTGACGTCGGTCAGGGCGGCGAGGGTGGCGCTTACGTCCCCCGGAATCCACGTGCTGGTGGCGTCGTCGTAGATGAGCGCCTGCCCGTCGGTGGGGTTGGGTGCGTTGACATCGCTGACGTCGTCAAGTTCGAAGATGCCGAGGTCTGCAAGCGCAGTTGGCAGGGTGACGTTGTCGCGCACCAGCATGACCCGAAACAGCATCGTCTGCGTGTAAAGGTCGATGCTCTCGAAGACGTCGGTCGCTTGGTTGATGAATCGGCACTCGGCAATTGTCCCGCCGGTGTAGCCGTCAAGCGCGGAGCGGCACAACTCCGCAAGGGCGTGCGCCTCTTTGGGGCGGTCTTCGATGACGGACACCTGCACGGTATGCACGTCCATGTTGGTCGTGTTGTCGTGGGTGTCTGCCGGGTCGGTGTTGGTCAGCTGCACCACGATGGCCGGAATCACTCCGCCCTCAAGCCGAGAGACGGGATAGATGCGGCTTGTGGTGGTGATGGCCGTAATGTTTGCATCCGCCTTGAGGATGTCGATGATGAGGTTAATCATTGGAATCCCTTGCGTTTTTTGAACCGTTCGATGACCTTAACTACGTCCCTGCTAAACTTCTGCTCCACCACGCCCTTCTTGCTATCAAACGCCTCCTGATACAAGTTGTGGCCTTTGAATCCCGGGTGCTTAATCGAGGCGATGCGATGCACCTTGCCGCTCTCCGCGTTGCGCACCGTGAACGCCCCGCGGCCCGTCTTGCGCCGCCCATCCACCGTGCCAAACTTGAAGCCCCGGCTGAACGGTCGAACGATGCCCACCTTCTTGCCTACGCCCCCGGTGCGCTCCGATGCCCCTTGGCCGGCTTGGATGAGGTGGTTGTATCGGATGGGCCGGGCGACGTAACCCTTGGCCTCGTCGAGGTACGGCGAGGCGCTGAACACGTTGAACCGCTTTGGCCCGGTGCGCACCACGACGTATGGCTTGAACCGCTTGTCGTCGCCCGTGGTGATGACCTGCGCCTTGGCCCAAGCGCCCGTTCCTGGCAACTCGTTGCCGAGGCGTGACGCCTCCTTCTTGAACGGAATTACCGCGCTGCGCTGCGCGTTCTCGATAGGCTTGCCCTTTAACTCCAGCGGGATGGCTTTGAGGGCCGCCTCGATGGCCTTTACACTTGCGGGATCTACGCCGAACTTGACCGCCATTAGTTCCGCAGTTCGGTGTAGACGTTCATCTCCTGCCGACGGTTCACCTCTTCGACCCCGGTGATGTAGTAGTACAGGCCGCCGAAGCTGATGCGCATAGTGGCGTTCACCCCGGAGTTGTAGCGGATGTTCCAGATGGTCCGGGTGAGGGCCGTCTGCCGGTCCACCTCTTCGCGCTCGGCGACGCCCTTGTCCATCTTGTTGGCCCACACGGTGGCGTACGTCGTCCACGTCGTGTAGTCGTAGTTCCAATCATCCTTTGCGGTGACCTGCTGCTCGATGACGATGCGGCGGTCGAGTTTGCCGATTCTCATGCGTAGACGCGGTAAGGGGCCAGCAGCGCATGGACGCCGATGGGCAGTTCGGTGGCAATCGTTCCGGTCAGCACCGCCTGCCGGTTCTCGTAGAAGTGGCCGGCGAGGATGCGGATGGCTTGCAAGATGGGGCCGGGCACGGTGCTATGCCCTGCCGTGGCGTTGATGATGACCTGATTGTAGCGCTCCAAGTACACCGCCGGAGGCGCGTCAAAGGCGATGCGCTGCGGGGTGCCCACAAGGTCAGCGTACCACCTGGCGGTGGAAAGCGTTTGCAGGACGTTGTCGATGTCGTAATACTGCACCGACGTGATCGCGGTGACCGGCCCCGCCGGAAATGGCGAGTCCACGAATGAGTCCATGTAGTAGGTCACCGTGCCGCTGCCGAATAGCCGCCCGGTGTATTCCTCGCACGCCTGCCGCGCGGAGGTCAGCAGAAAGCCGAGCGTGGTGTCGTCATCCGCCCCGTCCACCCGCAGGTAATTCTTCAGGTTGGCGAGGCTGATGAAATTGGTGTCCGTGGGTTCGGCGGCCCGTTGGTAGCGCATTGTCATGGGGTAAAAATAAGAAAGCCGGGGACGATGCCCCGGCCTTCCAAACCAACAACCAATCGCACAGCTTATGCGCCGACCGTGAACCGAACGTCGCCCGTGTGAGCGAAGTCCGCGTCAGCGTACATATTGAGGATGAGGCGGGTGATGCCCGTCGCGGCCAAGGTGTAAGGGTCGATGACGAGGTCAGCTGCACCGCCACCCCAGTAAGCCACGTAGCAATTCTCCATGTTGGCGATGACAATCGGAACGAGGTCAGCCTCGTTGTTGATAGCCGTCGATGCCGTGCTGTTCGCATAGACCTCGGAGTAGATGTCATAGGACGTGTCCGTGATGAGGCCGGCCGCAGCCAAAGACGTGCCGTAGGCGTTGTAGCCGAAGATGGCGTTATCCTGCATGATCGGAATTGCACCGCCGGAAACGGTGGGCGTGTAGCGCGCCGTGGCCAGCAACCCGTGCGACGTGATGAACGCCGTAGAGTTGGTCAAAGCGTTGGCGTTGCCAAGGGCACCGATGAGGCCAGAAGCCACCTGCGAGGTCAAGCCCGCGACGTTAGCGGCTGCGGTCTCGTTACGCTTCACGAAGGTCGAAGCAGCAGCAGCGATGACTTTCACAAGGAACATCTCGTCGA